AACGCTACTAGTAGTTCTTTTTGGGGTATTAGCGCCGCTAAGTGGGACAGTCTACTTAGGAATAACGACCTACAACCGTGTTATAGCTGCGACTGAAGCGATTGAGGCAGCCAAGCCTTATGACGATGCAGAGTTACGAGCAGAAGTTAATGCGTTAAAGGTTCAACTGTCTGCACAACAATCATCTGTCAACACAGTTAAAGACAGTATGGTCGTTACATCAAATCAATTGGTGTCCATGCAAGAGAAGGTATCTAACGCTATTGGCACAGCTAACGAGGCTAAGGCAATTACTAACGGCAACGTGCGGGAAACCGCTGCATCTTTAATGGGTGTACGCGAAGAAATGAAAGCCACACGCGAAGGCATCGAATCACAACTTAAAGCACTTAAACGTGCAACATCTAACCCACTAGGAAATTAATTATGTTATCTATCATATCAGGTCTATTAGGCATAGGCTCATCAGCACTACCCAGCATCTTAGGTTTCTTCCAACAAAAGGGAGACCAGAAACATGAAATGGCTATGGCTAGGCTACAAACAGAACGCGAAGCCGCGATGGCTGCTGCTGGCTTTGCATCACAAGAAAAGATTGAGGCTATTAAGTTAGAAGAAATTGAAGTGCAGACTTACGCACAAGAGCGGGAAGCTTTATATACCCACGACATGAAAATGATGGATAAGGCTTCTCAAGCTACTGTAGACTTAAACGCAAAGGTTCGTCCTATCATAGCGTTCACCTTTGTTGGTTTGCTTGTGTTAGTAGACCTTGTTGGTTTGGGCTGGGCGATATACACCGGTGTTGAATTTACAACGGCAATGAGTTTAGTATTTTCTGATGATGAAATGGCAATAGTAAGTAGCATAATCGGCTTCTACTTCGGCTCTCGTCAGTGGGAAAAGCACCGTGAAGGCAAGTAAAGAATTAATCAAAATGCTAAAGCACCACGAGGGCGTTAGGTACAAACCGTATCAATGCCCTGCTAAGCTTTGGACAATTGGTGTTGGGCATGTGATGTACCCGGAGCAAGCTAATATACCGTCTACTCCAGAAGGTATGGCTGCTCGTAAAGCATACCCACTAAAACCACAAGATAACCGTAGATGGAGCGAAGAAGAAGTTGACTCAATACTGGCTAAGGATGTCGTACGATTTGAACGAGGGGTTGCCCGTTATCTACCTATACGACTTTCACAGAATGAATTTGATGCTTTGGTTAGTTTTAGCTTTAACCTTGGTCTTGGCGTACTTCAGCGGTCAACCCTCCGTCAGGCGCTGTTGCGCGGGGATAAAGTCATGGCTATGCAAAGTCTTCTCAAGTATAATAAAGCCGGTGGTAAGGTCTTGAAAGGATTAGACAACCGCCGCAAAGACGAAGCTGCCTTGTTTAGGAAAGAATAACATGCCATTAAAGAAACTAGAATTTAGACCGGGATTGAACCGTGAAGGTACAGACTATGCCAATGAAGGCGGTTGGTACGACGGCGACAAGATTCGATTTCGTTCTGGTTTCCCTGAAAAGATTGGTGGCTGGTCTCGACTATCAAACGAAACGTACCTAGGCGTTGCTCGTGCATTATGGAACTGGATTGACTTTGATGCCGGTAATAACTACTTAGGTGTTGGCACAAATGTAAAATATTACATTGAAAAAGGCGGTCAATATAACGACATTACCCCTGTATTTGCAACATCAACGGCATTAGGTGCGGCGGCAGGTCCATTTACAGCCACTTCAGGTTCTGCAAATATTGTTATTACCGATGCAACATATGCGCCAAGCGTAGGTGACTACATTATTATTTCAGGTGCCGTTACTTTAGGCGGCAATATTACAGCCGCGGTGCTAAACCAAGAATACGAAGTGACTGTAGTAGGCCCAACAGTAAATCAATACACCATCGAAGCAAGAGACCCAGTGACCGGACTACCCGTCTTAGCTAATGGTTCTGATACATTAAAAGGCGGTGCCATCGTAAACGTTGAGTACTTACTTCCTTCAGGCTTGAACGTTTCTGTAGTGGGTACTGGATGGGGTGTTGGCCCTTGGGGTCGGGGCACGTGGGGTTCAGGATATACTAGTGGATTTACTTCACAACTTCGCTTATGGTCTAACGATAACTTTGGACAAGACCTTATTATTGCCCCTCGTGGTGGCGGTATTTATTACTGGGCAGATGCTGGTGGTGTAGGTACAAGAGCAATATTATTAAATACTCTTTCAACCGCTGAAGGGTTTGCGGGGACTTATGTACCCAATACTACAAATCAAGTAATTGCTTCCTCTATTCAGAAGTTTGTGATTGCTATGGGGGCTAATTCTTATGTGTCAGGTACTCCTAATACTCCATTTAATCCAATGCTTGTACGTTGGTCAGACCAATTAAACCCTTATGAGTGGGTGCCTGCAATTACAAATCAAGCTGGTGAATTTACATTAACCCATGGCTCATCAATCATAGCCGCTAATCCTACACGACAAGAGATTCTTATATGGACTGATTCAGCGCTGTATTCCATGCAATACCTAGGTGCGCCCTACGTGTGGGGTTTTAATATTTTGATGGATAATATTTCTGTCATGTCTCCTAACTCCATGGTAACCGTAAACAACGTAACTTACTGGATGGGTGCGGATAAGTTCTATATGTACTCAGGCCGTGTGGAAACCTTACCGTGCGCTTTACGGCAGTATGTATTTAACGACATAAACAAAGACCAAGCCTTTCAAGTGTTTGCAGGTACTAGCGAAGGCTACAATGAAGTATGGTGGTTCTACTGCTCAACTAACTCAAATACTGTTGATAAGTATGTAATCTATAACTACTTAGACCGTGTTTGGTATTATGGCTCAATGGCCCGCAGTGCTTGGTTAGATTCAGGCATTCGTCAGTACCCTATGGCAGCAGATTATAATAACCGGGTTCTTTACCATGAGTCTTCCGTCGATGACAATGCTGGCGAGACTACCTTACCTATCACTGCTTATGTACAGTCTTCTGACTTTGATATTGGTGACGGTCATAACTTTGGCTTTGTGTGGCGCATACTGCCTGACGTAAACTTTAATGGTTCTAATGTAAACGCACCGTCTGTAACCATGACTGTTAAGCCACGAGTCAACTCAGGTACACCTTACGGCACTGCTAACAACCCTAGGGTCACAAGTTCGGATAACTTTAGTACTAGTCAGGTATACAATATTCAAGAGTTTACAGGTCAGGTCTACACAAGGATTCGTGGACGTCAGATGGCGTTTAGAATTGAGTCAGATGGGCTTGGCGTGTCGTGGCAGTTAGGTATGCCTCGTATTGATATTAGACCTGATGGGCGAAGATAATGTCTGCTATAGCCCATAAGAACACACAGCTTGTACCACCAAAGGCACCTAACTTACCTATTGCGCCGGTTGAGTATAGCCAGCAATATCAAGACCAATTAAACAACGCATTGCGCCTTTACTTTGGGCAGATAGATAACATCACACAAGCACTTATAATACCCGACGCAGGCTTGACAACAGATAGACCTATAAGTACGACCTTCATTAAATTGCAAATAGGCCAGCAATACTTTGATACTACGCTAGGGTTACCTATTTGGTGGAACGGTGCAGACTGGATAGATGCCAGTGGTACTGTGGTTTAATACATGATATTATTGGCTTAAATAAACAAGGATTTAAATTATGTTCAACAACAAATTCAGTAGACTTTTACCTCACCCCGGCTATAACGTAGGCGGTGGTATTGGCGAAGCCGCTCTTCTTGGTGCTGCATTCGGTGGAGCTAAGGGTTTAGTTACTGGTGAAAACATATTAGAAAGCGCATTGATAGGCGGCGCAACTGGTGCAGTTACTGGTGGTATTTTTGGTGGCGCCGGTGGCAGTGCCGCTAGTGAAGTACAAAACCAAGTGGCAGATACGGCTCTGGATACTACAGTTGAAGGGTTAGCTAACACTGCCGCAGACCAAGTAGCAAACAGCTCGTTAAACATGATGAATCCTTACGCCGCTGAAATCGGTGGTGCTAACTTAACATCAGCTCTTCCTCAAGCAACGCAACTAACTAACCAAGGCATTACAGGTCTAGGCGGCATGCAAGCCATACCACAAGCGGCAGAACAAGCAGTGCAAACAGCCAATGCAGGGTTAACAGGGTTAAATGCCCCAGTAGGTCAAGGCGGTTTGTCTGTTGGTAATACAGGTACTGTTGGCAATGTTAGCAATGCAGGTATCGTATCGTCAGGCGCACCTACCTCTACAATGGACTTCTTAAGCCAGCCCGGTGTGGATTTAAGAAACTATACTACTCCTGACACTATGTTGGGTAAAGGTTTAGACTGGTGGGCTGACCAAGGTACCGCAGGTCGTGCTATGTATGCTGGTTTAGGCGGAGCAGCAGTAGGTGCAATGGAGCCGATACCATTACCTGAAGAACCCGAAAAACAAAAAAGCAAGCTAGCTGGTTTCGATGCACAACGATTTACCCCATACATGCCATCACAACCAGACCCATACTACAGTGCTCAATACGCTGCTCAAGGTGGTGTAATGAACTCTTACGCGCAAGGTGGTATAGCTGCTTTGGCTCAGGGGGGTATGGGCAATAACTTAAATTTTCCTCAAGGTAGGCAAGACTCCACCCAGTACGCTACGCCTACCCAACTTCCAGCAAGTGCATCTGTAATTAACGCAGACTACGAAATGGCAACTGACCCGTATACTGGCTCGCCGCTTAAGATGGCTGATGGTGGCATCGCTGGTTATAATTTAGGTAGCTACGCTGCTGGTGGTAACCCACGTTTACTTAAAGGCCCCGGTGACGGCATGTCTGACAACATCCCTGCTACCATTGGTGGTAGACAACCTGCTCGATTGGCTGATGGTGAGTTCGTAGTGCCAGCTGATGTGGTGTCTCATTTAGGTAACGGTTCTACTGATGCAGGTGCTAAGCACTTATACAACATGATGGACAAAGTGCGTAAGGCTCGTACTGGTAACAAGAAACAAGGCAAGCAAATTAAACCCGCTAAGTACATGCCTGCATGATAATACAACCTGTTAACCCAACGCATATCCATCAGTTGTGGGGTAAAGTTGGTCCGATGTTAGAAGCAGCGTGCGATGTAGCATTAGGTGAGTTAGATTGCACGATTGACCAGTTAAAGCTTCAGCTAGTAGGTGGGGCACAAACGCTATTGGTAGCGGTAGAAGACGGTGATATTAAAGGCGCCGCATCCATTTCAGTGGTATCATTACCGAATCATAGGGTTGCAACATTAACAGCCACTGGGGGCAGAGGTATTACAAACCCAGACGTTATGAATCAAGTAGTTGCATGGGCCAAATCTCAAGGCGCTACAAAATTAAGGGCACATGCCTCGGGTGCACGCATTCGATTGTACCGACAACAACTTGGACTAATTGCTACTGAGACAGTAGTGGAGAAATTGATATGAGATTACTAGACGGCGGTTTTTGGGATTTTATTAGCCCATCGAGAGTTGTGAAAATGCTTACATTTTATGTAGGTGGTGGCGGTGCGCCTTCACAAACAACTTCAACTGTAAACCAATCCAACTTACCTGAGTATGTTCAGCCGTATGTGGAATCCATGCTGGGTGCCGCTCAGAAACAAGTCTATTCAATGGACGGCGATACAGTTACTGGCTTCCAAAAGTACACACCATACAGCACCAACATGAACGATTACCAAGCTGGGTTCTCACCCATGCAACAACAAGCATTCCAAGGTGCAAGTGACTTACAGACCCCCGGTCAATTCGGTGCTGGTTCACAATTAGCAGGTGCATCAGGTTTAGGTTCATTAGGTATGGCTGGGCAGTTGTCTAACACAGGCAATCAATACAATCAAATGGCCACCAACCCATACGCTACCCAAGCGTTTATGAACCCATACATTCAAGCGTCACTTACCCCACAGCTTGACGAGATGCGTCGTCAGTACGGTATAAACCAAACCAATCAGATGAGCAATGCAACTAAGCAAGGTGCATTTGGTGGCTCACGCGAAGCGTTAATGGCAGCTGAAAACCAACGTAATATGAACACGGCAATGAACCAAACTATCGGTGCAGGCTACGATAAAGCATTCCAAGCGGCGCAGCAAGCACAACAGTTTGGTGCTAACTTAGGTTTACAAGGCGGCCAAGCCGCGCTTCAAGGTTACGGTCAAGTAGGTCAAGCGGCTGGTACATTAGGCTCTCTCT